CGCGCGGGCCGGTGATCAGCACCGGCACGTTCAGCGGGAACGGCTCGTCCGCGCCGCCGGTCAGGGCCACGGGGTTGGCGGTGGCGGCGGCCACGCTGCTGCCCGCGCTGCCGGTGGCGACCGCAGCGGTGATCAGCGCGTTGGCGGGGGCAGAGGCGACGATGGCCGCGATGATCTGCGTCAGGGTCGAGGTCGGCACCGACGAGGCGCTGGTGGCCAGGTTGACGACAATCGCGTTGCCGGTCACCACCACGCCCAGCGCGGCGCTGGCCGTGCCGGGATTGCGCAGATGCACGGTGATCGCGTTGCCCAGCACGCCCACCGGTTTGGCGGTGACCAGCAGGGCGGCGGGGGTGTTGCCCAGCGTCTGGCTGGCCTTGGTATCGGCACTGGCCAGCGGCGCGGTGCCGACAAAGCCGATGATCGATGATTTGACGGTCTGGATCGGGCGGATGCCGTCGTCGATCTGGACGACTTCGATCCCGTGGAGAAACTGATCAGGCATGGGGTGGTCCTTTGCGGGTCAGGCGGAAATCAGGGCGGCTTCCCGGAACAGATCGTCCAGGTCTTCCGGGTCGGTGATGCCGATGGCCGGGGCCAGGGCGACGATGGCGGGGGACAGGCGGGCGTATTCGATGGCGGTCTGCCAGGCCAGCAGGGTCAGCCCGCCGGCCGCCGTGGCCGTAGCGTTGGCGTCATCCAGCAGGCCCCGGTTCAGCAGCGCGCCCTTGGCCTGAAAGGCCGAAACTCTGGTGGCCGCGCGCCAGGCGGCCAGCAGCTCGGCCTCGGTGGGCGGGGTGGGCCATACCGGCACCGGAGCACCGCCCGGACCGGGTTCGATCTGCGCGCCCTGGGACTGGCCTTCGATCAGCGCCGCGTAATCCTCTGCGCTGACCGGCACGGCGTCTGCCGGCATCGCGGTGCCGTGAACTTCCTCACAGTAGAAGCCGCGTCGCTGGGGTGAATAAAGACATGTCCATGCTCACGTTCCCAAAGCCATGTACCAGGCAGTAAAGGCCACAGACCCTGCCGCCGGGCGGATTACAGTAACGGTTGCTTGAGACTGCGAAATTGCGGATGCGCCGCAGATGATGCCTGCCGCGCCGGAGTCCGACACAACGATGGCTGCGCAGTTGGACGGAAAGGTCAGCGGAAATGTCGCTGTTACTGCGTTTGCAGCGCCGCTGCCGCTGGCCGTCCCGCTGACGCTACCCCACTGCACGACCAGCCCGCTGGGCAGTCTCTGCCATCCGGATGCCCCGAGGCCCTCCGACACACCGGTGGTGCGCCAAATCTCCGACCACGCCGACCAGACCGAGCCGTTCCAGAACCGCGTCCAGACGCGCGTGCTGCCGCTTCCAAACGCGGTCTGGTTCACCGCGCTGGCGCTGGCGGCAATCACCTGCACCGTGCCCGCCACGCCCGCTGCCGGAGTGTTCGCATCGCCCGAGGCAAAGCGGTAGCTGCCGGTCAGGCGCGCGGCGGCAGAGTTCAGCGTCACCAGCGGCACCGCCGCCGCCCCCAGTCCGGTGTCGTCGATGACCTTTTTCAGGAAGGCCGTGCGGTTGGCCAGTTGCAGGTGCGGGATGTTCGACATGCCCGCGCCCGTCCCGACGTTCGGCACGCCGCCCAGCACCGGGTCGGTGGTTTCAATCTGGTAGATGCCGCTTTCAAAGACGGCCGGGTTTTCGGTCAGGTTTGCCATCAGGCCGCCCCATGGTTGAATGTGCCGTCATGCCGGATACCGGCGTCGTAAAGGTTCGCCACCGCCACGTAGCTCAGCAGCTTCAGCCGCGACCGCAGCGGGGCCACCGAGGCCAGGATGCTGCGCACCCGGTCGGCCTGCGCATTGCTGATGGGCCGCGTCAGCGTCACCCGGTATTCGGCCCAGTGATCTGCGGCGGCATGGTCGATGCTGCCGTTGTGCTGGCGGGCACCGTTTTAAAGGTCGCGCCCGAACCGCTCGATCAGCGTGGCCGTGCCGTATCCCGCCGCCGCCAGTGCCGCGACCACCGCCCCCCGCGTGCCCTTGCGCCGGTGCACCGCGACCGAGGCGGCGATGACCGCGCGCTGGCGTTCCTCGGGCCAGGTGCCGTCCCAGTCATCGACCGACAGCGCCCAGGCCAGCCAGGGCAGCAGCGCGGCGGGGCAGGTGGCCGGGGTCCACAGGCTGGCATTCGGCACCGGCACCTCGGCGATCCGCGCGGTCGCGGCCTCGATGGCGGTTTCCTGCGGTGTGGCGTTCGGGGGCAGCAGGCTATTCATCCACGCCCCCGTTGGTCAGGGTGATCGCGGTGCACCAGCTGGCCTGGGCGCTGCCGATGGTCAGGGTGGCGGCGGGCGCGGCCAGCACCACGCGCTGCACGCCGGGCTGGTGCAGCGCCGCGAACAGGCCCGACTGCGTCACATCGCGCCCGATCCGGTGCTGGGCGGCGGCGTAGGCCGTGGCAGCGGCCTGGGCTGCGGCCAGCACCACGGCGCTGTCCGGGCCGGGGTAGAAGAACAGCGTGGCGGTGATGGTGTAATTGACGATCGCCGCTGACTGCACGACCACGTTGTCGCACAGCGGGCGCACGTCATCGGCGTTCAGCGCCGCCGCGACCGTGGCCAGCAGCGGTGCCCCCGCCGCGCCGCTGCCGGTGCGCGACAGCACCGTCACCAGCACATCACCGGGGCTGGGGCTGGTGGCACTGACATCCAGCACATCGGCGGATGCCGACAGCGCATGGAACACGTAGGCCCCTTCCGGCCCGGCGGTCGAAAACCCTTCCAGCGCCAGCTGCGTGCGCCGCCGCAGATCGGCGTCCGCTTCCAGCACCGGGGCCACCGGCGGCACGGCCAGCGGATCGCCGGGGCTGATCACCAGCCGCACCACGCCGAACAGCGCCGCCAGATTGTCCAGATCGGTGCCGACCGCCCGGGCCAGGGTCACGGCCTGGGCGGCATCGTTGACGCGGGCGCGGATCAGCAGCTCGCGGTAGGCGGCCACCTCCAGCAGCTTGACCACCGGCTCGCTTTCCAGGGCCAGCACCGCCGCCAGATCGGGCGCGCGGGCGGCAAGATCGGCCTTCATCGCGGCCAGGATCACCTCGAAATCCAGCGTCTCGACCACGTCGGGCACCGGCAGCAGGCTCAGATCAATGGCGCTGTAGCCGCTCATGCCGCCACCTCGGCCGCCAGCACGGTTTCCAGGCCCAGCACCTCGCCGGTCAGGGTCAGCGACAGCTTGCCGGCCACCGCATCGGCCACCTCGACCCGGCGCAGATCAAAGCGCGGCTCCCAGCGGTCAATCGCCTCGGCGGTGGCGGCGTACAGATCGACCAGGGTTTCGCCGTTCACGGGCGCATCGATCAGGCGCGGCAGGTCCGACCCGTAGTCGCGGCGCATCACGCGGCTGCCCAGCGGGGTCGACAGAATGTCGTTGATCGATTGCGCCAGGTGCTGCTCTTCGGGCAGGACGCGGGCGGTGGTGGCGGACAGGCCGGACATCACACGGGCACCCCCGTCTGCGCCGGTCCGGTGGCAACGCCGCCGTGGACATGGCTGACCAGGCTTTTGCCCGATGCCACCACATCGGCAGCCGAGGTGACGTCGCCCGCCACGTCGATCTTGCCGGTGATCTCGAGATCGCCTTGCACGTACAGCTTGCCGATGATGCGCAGCGTGCCGCCGCCCAGGTCCATCGTCGGGCTGGCGGCATTGGGGGCCACCGCATTGCCGTCAATCGCAATCGATCCGGCGACATAGGCCCGCGCCATGTCGCCGCCCGGCGCATTGACCGTCACCTGCTCGCCCACCGACGGCATCCAGTGCAGCTTGATCGTGCCCGACCTGATCTGCATCACCGGGATCAATGCGGTGTCCAGATCGCCGATCCTGACCCGCACGCGCGACGTGGCATTGTCCACGGCCGTGACGATGCCGACCTGGCAGATGTTGGCGATCATGCGGTCGGCCTCGGCTGCTGCGCGCGTCATGGCGCACCCCCGATCAGCTCATAGTCATCCTCATAGGCCGCACCGATGCGCGGGGCCTGGCCAAGGTACAGTTCCGGCGTGATTGCCGGGGCCTCGGGCAGGCCGCGCAGCGCCACCGGCTGCGACCAGGTCACGGCAGACAGGGCCACGGCCTGCTTTTCGGTGCCGATGGACAGGATCGGTTCCTCGGCCACGTCCACGGCCCCGCCCAGATCGGCGGGCAGCCCCCACAGCGTGTCGGGGATCAGCTGCAGCAGCGCCTGGGCGATGTTTGCCACCGCCTCGTCCCGGCCAAGGCCCAGCTCGTCCTTCGCGACGATGAACGCGCCCATCTGCACGATATAGCTGTGGTGCGGCCCGGCAAAGGTCTGGTCCTGGCGCAGGCGCAGGCGGCTGACCAGCACCGCCGGTGCCGCCACGCCCTTGGCCCGCAGCATGTCCAGGTTGAAGCGCCCGGCGATGCCCCGGCATTCGCGCAAGCCGGGCAGCACCAGCTTGATCCGGGCGGCAACCAGGCCGGGCAGGGCCGCCAGAAGGTCAGGGCGCGTCGCGGTCATTGCAGCAGGTCCTCCAGCCGCCCGATCACCAGATCGGTGATCTCGCGCTCATCCTCCCTCGACAGGCCAAGCCAGGGACGCGCCGGGATGCCGCCTTCGGCACCGTCCGACCCGAACTGGTGGATCGCGCCGTAGACCAGGTTGGTGCCCACCCGGATCGTGTCGCCGCTTGTGTAATTCTGGATGCTGCCCCGCAGATCGCCGCGCCCGACCAGCAGCGCGTGCACGCCGGCCTTGCGGGTGGCCGCGTAGTCTTCGGACCAGTCCGCCCAGGGCGTGCCATCGGGCGCGGTCTTGTCATCGGCGATGCGGCGCTTGGTCTGGTCTTCCACCAGGCTGCCGATCTCATAGCTGACCTGCTGCAGCCCCGCGCTGAACAGCCGGTCCAGCGCCGCCCTGGCATCGGCCATGCGCGCCGGGTCCAGCGTGATGGTCACCATCGCCCCGGCCATCAGAGGTCCCTCGTCAGATCGCGGGTGAACAGTCTGGCCGGGCCGCCGCTGACAATCGGCTGCGCGGCGCTGACATCGGGCTGGCCGTCCACCGGGGGCACCGGGGTGAACACCAGCGCGGCCTCGCCCCGGGCAATCCGCTTCAGGTGGCCCAGCGCGTCCTCGTACCGCTTGCGGTGCTCTTCGCTCAGCACATCGGCAGACAGCGCCAGGCGGTACAGCGCGATGTCGACGGTCAGGGTGCGCAGGAAGCCCGGCACCTCGGTCAGCGGCAGGGTGTAACGCGCGGCCAGATAGGTGTCGATCTCGTCACTGGCCGAGGTCAGCGCGCGGGTGACCGGCGCGCTGTCCGCCACGCCGTCCCGGTTGTGGTCCGCCACATACAGGGCGTTCGCCCCGTAGAGCGTCACGATATCGGACTGGGTGGCGTAGGCGGGCATCGGGTGATCCTTGAAACTGGTGGGGTCTTCCATTCCCGCGCGCCGCGACCCCCGACCGCGCGCCCGCCCTGACCTTTATCGCCAGGGCGGTACGCCGGGCCGCGTCCTGCGGCCCGGCGGATGGTGATCAGGCGGCGGGCTTCAGCCCGGCCCAGACCTCGGCCACCAGCTTTGCCGTGACCTTTTTGGCCTGCTCGGGCAGCCGTTCCTTGACCGCGCCCAGCTTCGGCTGGCCGTCGGCTTCGAAGTCGCCCGGCTCCAGCGTGCCCAGGACCGCCACGATCTGGTCCTTCAGGCTTTGCGCCTTTGCCTCGGCCTCGACCTGCGCCTCGTCCGGGGCGGGGCCGATGTGCAGGCGGGGATCAGCCTCCAGCACCGCCCACTCGTCTGCGGTGAAGGCATCCTGCGCCACCACCCGCCCGGCGCGGGGCCAGAACTGGCCCAGCCGGAAGTGGCCTTCGAACCCGTCGCCTGCGGTCGATCTGATCAGAAGCGCGCTCATGATCATGCCATCCACGGGTTCACAAGAACCTTGACGGCGTTGAAGTTGGGGTTCGACCCGCCGCCGGACAGGAACTGCGCCTCGAACAGCGCCTTCGCCGCCGCCTCGTTGCTGGCCCCGACCATGATCAGCGTCGGGCGCACGCCCAGCGGACGGCCGCCGTCGGCCCTGAGGTTGCGCATGATCGTGCGCGTCGCCTCGAAGTTGGCGGCGGTCAGCGCGGTGCGGCCGCAATGGATCAGCTGCGGGAAGCCGTAGCCTGCGGCGCAACGGTACCGGATGCCCCACTGGTACAGGTCCCTGGTAAAGGCCGCGTCCGAGGTGGACGGATCGAACTTCATCTCCATCTCGGGCATCGTCCGCTCCTGGAAGATCAGGGGCTTCAGCACCTTCGAATCGTCGATCAGATACCAGCGCGCGCCAGCCCCGGTGGTGAAGTTCGTCCAGGTCGTGGCGGTGCCGGTGCCGTCCGCGTTCGGGAACACCGGGTGGTCAATGTCAAAGAAGAACTGCCCGTCGTAGCAGACCGTGCTTTCGCCAGCCGTGATCGCGTCGTTCACCAGCACGTCGGGGTGCTGCGCGGCTTCCTGGCCCATCGACCGCGCAATCGGGGCGAAGTGGCCGAACTGGTCATCCTCGATCTGGGTGCGCTGGACGCCCAGCGTCGACTCGAACAGCCGGTTGCTGATCGCATAGCCGGACAGCTTCATGTCCTTGACCACGCGGTCGCCGACCCATTCGCGCAGGCGGGGGAAGTCGCCCAGCCAGCCGTAGGTGTTCGATGCACCGGTCGACGGCACCAGGGTTGCCACCTGGTCCCAGAAGGCCTCGGCGCGCATGCCCGCGTAGCCGTCCTTGAACGCGGCCTGCAGCGAGGTGTTGAGGTTCGTCAACAAAGAGGGGGATGTGATTGCCATGGTCGGGTTACTCCTGCTTCATCGTGACGGCACGCTCGGCCGCCAGCTGTGCCTGCACGGCCTTTTCGGCCGCGAATTTTTCCGGGTCGGTGCCCATCATCCGGCACATCGCCAGCTCTTCGCCGGTCAGCTTGCCGGGGGTGGCGTCGGCGGCGCGGCGGTCCAGCGCGGACGGCGGCGCAATCACCGGGGCTGCCCCGACCATCGCCGTGAACCGCTCCAGCCCACCGTCCTGGCGGCAGGCGGCCAGGTGGTAGTCCTTCGACGCAGGCGCAACCTTGCCCGCCGCAACGGCGGCATCGACCGCTGCCGTGATCGCCGACTCGCGCCGGGTCTTTTCTTCGGTCTCGAACGCGGTGATCCGGTTCAGCGCCAGCTGATGGTCGGCTTTGGGGACGAACCGCTCCGGGTCCGGGGCCTCGGCGCGGTTCAGCGCCACGGCCTTTTCGCTTTTCAGCGTGTTGATCGCCACCACGGCATCCGCCGCAGTGGAAGTGGCCGCAAGGCCGAGGGCGTCAAGGACCGCCTTGTCCATGTCTGTCTCCGTGGTTGTGCGGTTCAGGGCCGCCATTTCGAGGTTGGGATTGTTGGTGAGCCCGGCGCTGACGATCTGCAGGATTTCCCCTGTCTGGTAATCGTACTGGAACACCGGGCTCAGATAGCGGTAAGCGCGCGAGGTGACGGTCGCGGCACCATCCGCTGTCCATTCGACACGGCCCCACAGGGCATTGTCGCGAACTTCAATCTGCTTGATCCAGCCGACAGCCGGGGCAGGCATGCCCATGGGTGCGGCGATCTGCGAGGAATGCTCCAGATCGATCTGCGGCTCTTTCGTTGCATCGTAAGAGGCAGCGACCGCTGCCGGGTCAGACATTTTCCAGCCGCGCCCGTCGCGCCCGACGATTGCGGGACCAGGCGGGGTCAGCTGCACCCAATCGGGCACCGCACCGCTTTCGAAGTTCAGCGCAAGCCCGCGCAGCGAGGGAAGGGGATGTGTCACCATGGGGGCAGATTGCCCGCCCGGTCGCACCCGATCACCCTTGAAAGCTTTCGGGGGCAACAGGCCTTGTCAGGCAGGTTTTGGGAAGATCGCGCCAGCGGGCCGCAGCGGGCCGCTGAAGGCCCTGTTCCCGTCAGGCTACGCCGGGCCGGGCCAACCCGACAAGGCCCTTTAAGTGGTATTTAACGGCGCGGTTTCGGGCCATTGCGCGGGCCGGGGTCGCCCGGATGTGAAGGGGCGATTGATTTTGATCACATGACGGCCTAAATGGGACCTGCGCTTGAGCCATTTCGGAGAACCGGTCCTGTGTGCCGTGGTGGGGCTTCCGGCCACCCAAGCGCTACCTCAACCTTTCGACATCCGGTCGCTTCAGCTTTGCCCGCCAGCGGCGCAAGTCGGTCCGATAGGCCGAACTGATCCAAAGCTCTCCCTGATCCGCCAGATACTTCACCGCAATCATCCACGGCTTGTCGCCCGGCACAAAGAACAGCAGCGACACCCGGTCGCTTTGCCGCTCGATCACAGCCTCTCCGGACTCGAGCGCCTTGACGAATGCCAGGAACGTTTCCGAAGATACTTCGGGATGGGCACGGCGCAGTTTGGCGGCCACGTCATCCCTGATCTGCACGACCCCGGTCCGGGACCCAAGAGCTTGCCGCAATTCCTTCGACAGCACCGCAACCGGGACCGTTCCCTTAGCCTCCCCTGCAAACATCCGTTCAAGCCGCCAGCTCGTGGCGACATCCGCCAGCGCCGCCCGCACCACCGCCTCCGGCGCTGCCTCCAGCCGGTCGCGCAGCAGCCCCTCTGCCGCCTGCCGGCGCAGCTTGCCGGGGTTGCGCTGCCAGCCGGGGTCAATCCCCTGCGGCACCAGCTGCGTGTCGCCGGTGCGCTCGTTGTACCATTTCCGGTCGGGCACCTCGGGCGCGTCCGAAACCCCGCGCCGCCCGGCCTCGGCTTTCGTCACCTGCCGCACCCAGCATTTGCAGCCCCAGCCGTTCGGCGGCATCCACTCGTCCCAGAACGGGTCATCCACCGGCAGGATCAGGCCCGCCTTGTCCTCATGGTGCAGGCGGTGCTTTTCCGAAGGGCCAAGCCGGTATTCCAGGAACGGGAACGCGGCCTGCGTCCGCTCGATCCGCTCCCACTGCCCGGCGGCGCGGGCAGACCGCAGGTTGGCGTCATAGATCGTGCGCAACCGGCGCGGGCTGCCCAGCTGCGCCTCGACCACCTCGCCCGTCAGCGGGTCTTCCATTGCCTTGCGGCCCCACCAGTCTGCCAGGCGCGGGTTGGCGCGCCAGCTTTTCCGGAAGCTCTCGAAGGTCAGCCCTTCGTCCAGCGCGCGCTGCACCTCGGCCCGCATCGCCTCCAGCAGGTCCAGCTCGGCCACCTTGGCCACGGCAAAGGCGACCGCATGTTCCTCCGGCTCCACATCCCTTCACGAAAAGGAAGGGCGCAGCCCCTTGTTCCTCAGAAAGCGCGAAGCCTCGGGTGGCGGGCCGGGGTCAAAGGAATATCCGGGCCGGTCCGATGCGTCAGTCATCCTGCGCGTCGCCCACCGCGCGGGCCTGGAACATGCCCTTCACCAGCGTGTCGATCAGCAGGGCCGACGGCATCTGCCGCAGCGCCTCGGGCAGGCGCTCCAGCACCGCCTCATAGCTGCCAGCCCCGTCGATGGCCCCGGCGATCGCCGCTTCCATGTCGCTGCCCAGCTCTTCCCAATCCGACAGCATGTCCTCTTCAACGCCATCCAGCAGGTCTTCCGCCTGTTCGCGGTTCAGCGCCAGGCGGGCGCGGTTGGCGGCCACGGGCGGCGGCACCGGCGCGCCCCCGGCAATCTCGTCGCCCTCTTCCGGGTCCGAAAAGCCCAGCTTGGCGCGCAGCTCGGTCATCTTGAACGTGACCCCGTGTTCCATCAGCTTTGCCGCGCCCTCGATCTTGGCCGTGATGTCTTCGGGTTCGGCCACGGGCAGGGTCAGACGCGGGTAGACCTCCTGCACCCCGAAGTTCAGATCGACATAGGCCCGCACCAGATCGCGGTTGATCGCCCCGGACACCGCCCGCGCGTCGCTGGCGGCAATGTCGTGCCGCACCTCGTTGTGCACCGTGGCCTGCGGCTGACTG